AGATTCTGTAAATAGATTATTAATACCTGCTGCAACTTGTTGACCTTTTGTAGTATCAAAATTATTATATACAAAATCTTCTACTGTGCACGGTAGTGATTTAACTGTACCATCAAACATAAAGAAACCATTTGGAGATAACCAGAACGCAGCACCATCGACTTCAACAACTGCATTCTTACCTATCAATCCACAGTTTGTACCAACTTGTTCAAAGCTAAATGTAAAAGGTGCACCTACAAATTTCATTGTGTACAATGCATTGTCTGTAAACACTAGAATTGTTTCTTTTGCTTTTATTGCACTTATAATTTTTGTACCATCTTGCAATCTAAAATCACCGGCACTGTTGGTTGCTGTGATTGTATAACTGTTTATATCTTCTTGATTTGAAAATCTTATAAACATATCGTCTTGTGTTGTCGTAGTTCCAATCGTTGTTTCAGTTCCAAAGTGACATAAGTGTCTAGTTGTTGGCGATATTAATGTTAGCCTAGAAGCTGTTGGATTATTTGCTGTAGAAAAACTAGATGTAGATGTAGAAGCTCTTGTAGTCAACGGTGTTGCTGCTCCCGCGTTCCATGTAAATGTTTTACCGTTTGCAATTGTTGCAATTAATACTTGACCAAAGTTATCTAAACTCCAAAGACCTGGTTCAAGAGTTACTTCTGATGCAAGAACTGCTTCTCCCCAATCAGAAAAATTTGTAGCGTCTACAACTGATGTGCCATCAGCATGAGCTGCCTTACTTGTCCCATCAACTTCTCTTGTGATTGTTGTTAAGTTTGGTGACGATACACCTGCGTATGAAATTAATTCGTTTTCAACTAATATTCTTCCTGATGAACTAAAGTTTGTCGTTGCATCTAATGTAATTGAAGTTCCCGATCCACCTGTACCAGCGGTGTCGTTTAACAACGCTCCATCTAAATTAGATGTTGCAGCTCCAGGAACTGATCCGTTCCATTGTGATATACCAAAACCATAACCATAAGATTGTGCGGCTGGACCCACTTTCTCATAAGGCTTGACTGCAATACTTCCACCAGATGCAGACCCTGTAGAAACTGTTGTTTGTGTAACTGTAAAAGTTGTAGGTGTTGGAACTGTTGTTACTTGAAATAGTTTATCTTCAAAGTCTGATGCAGAATAACCTGTACCACCTGGTAATGTTACACTATCAAATAAAACAATATCTCCAGGTTCTAAGTTATGTGATGTAGAAGTTGTTATTGTACAGACAGCAGTTGTGCCATCTGTTGCAATTGTAGAAGAACTTAATGTAGCTTTTAAAGGTGTTATGTCAAACAATTGTCCTTCAAAATATAATAATAAAAATTTATCTGTTCCAAGAGCAACATATCTGTTTCCATTTAAATCAACAAATGCGTGTTGTTTTCTAGCAACACCAACAATACTGTCTGATACTAAAGAGGACCAACCTCCAACTTTTTCAGGAAGATTGTATCTAAACCTTACGTTATCAGAATCTATCCAACGATTTTCAGCTCCTGCAGACGTATTTTGCTTATCGATGCCAGGTAAGAAATTATATTCAATAAGGGCCATGGTCCCTGCTCCCTATGCCGTGTTAGTTTTGTAAGCCCAGCCCCTTGTTGCATCCACATACACTAATGTAAAAGCTTGACCGTTAGTGGTTAGTGTCAGGTTTGATGTACCTGTATTTATTGGTTGACTGTTTCTGTTAACAATCAAGTTGTTAGAGTTAAAAGTTCCTCTTGCATCAATAAACGTAACCTCTGATCCCACTGCTGGTGATGCAGGTAAAGTTACCGTAATTGGGTTAGCTGTCGTGTTTGCAAATATTTGATCACCATCTACTGCAGTATATGCAGTGATTGTTGAAGAGTTTAAAGTTACATAGCCTTTGTTACGAATACCAAGACTAACATTTGTGCCATCAGAATATACTAATGATTTAGATCCAATAGGTAATACAACCCCGGTCCCTGATACAGTTTTAACTGTAATTGTGTATAGTGCAGATGTACCTCTTGTTGTTGCATCTTCAAATATAATAATTCTTTCAGAGCCATCAGGTATAGTTACACTTCTGTTTGCACCTAATGTACCTGTTAGTTTGATGTATAAATTCTTACCATTGGACGTTGCACCATTATCAAGTGCTAAAGTCAAATCACCAGAGGCTAGTTGTGCTGATGATAGATAACCTGAAGATAGTTGTTCTAAAATTTGTAAGTTTGTATTAGTGATTGTGCCCCAAAGACCAGCTTTCTCACCTGTAGCTATAAGCTCTAATTTTGAATTTGTTGAAAAACTTGATGCCATAATTCTCCTAATAAGGGTCTATATTAACCCATGTTTGTGATGCGCCTGGGTCTATAGGTTGCCATGTAATGATACCAGGATCATTGACAGTAAGAGTCATAGGCACGCCTGTAGGACTTACATTCGCAGCAGCAGTTATTGTAACACTTCCTGTGCCAATGGTCAATGCGTTTCCAGTTACTGAAACGTTGGCTGCAGCAGAAACTGTGACTGTGCCAACACCTAAAGTTAATGGTGTAGCATCAGGGGTTACATTAGCTGCACCGCTAATTGTTAGTGATCCAAATCCAAGCGTTAACGGATTACCAGTTGGCTGTACAAAAGCTCCTGCTAGTGCGGAAGAACTACCAATTGCAAGAGTTAGTGCATTACCAGTTACATTAACAGTGACGTTCGGATTGAAGAACGATGTAGCTATTGGAGCGGCAGATATGGAAGTATGGCCGAGCATTTATTATGCTCCTTTTAATTCTGTAATTTTAGCTTCTATATCTTCTTTTGGTATTGGAGTAGTTCCATTCATCCAATTTATATTATCAATATCTGTTGCTTGATATTGAGCGTTTGGATTTAATTCTCTTAATGCTTTATTTAAATACCAGAGATTTTTTTGATTTTCTGTTAAATTATTAAAATTTATATCCATTCTACGTATCTCCTAAACGTATAAACGTCATTGATGTAACTGATTGTCCAGTTCCATATAAAGTGATATTTGATGCACCTTGATATTTCATAAGAAATGCTTCACTTGTGTCTGTTAAATCATGAATTAAATTAATTGTGCAAGTAAAAGTATCATCATCGCTGTGATTACCGTGTGCATAACCATAAGCTCTGTTACTTGAGCTAGCACCGCTATTTGACGTTGTTGCTATGTACGGATTTATAACTTGTGTACCACTCGTTGAGTTTCCAGTAAATTGATAAATAATATGATAATAACCCGTTTTGTCTAAACTAATTACACCACTTGAAACTGAGGCAATTCCATTTCCAGTTCCAGTAGAATTATATACAGATAAGTTAGATGTTAAATACCCATCTCCAGAAATAGCTGTGTCTCCTGTCATATAAACTTGACTACCTCCAGCAGCAGCTCCATTTACAAATCCAGATGTTAATGCTGTACCACCATTAGCGACTGGCAATGCTCCTGTAACCTTGCTTGTAAGGTCTACACTGCTAGCTCCAATGGAATTTGTATTTAATCTTGTTAATGCCATAATTTATCCTAACTTGTTATCCTTGTTCCAGCCATGTAAGTGCTTTCTTGTCCAGTTTGTAATCCTTCAGAACCACCTTCATTGTGATACATATATAATTTAAGAGTATCTCCTGCTGACAGATCTATTATTTGTACAGTAACTGCACTATTTCCAATACCAGCTCTAAGACTAAAACTAGACATTGACCCAGTATTACTTGCACCATTACGATATATCATTACGTTAAATTGATCAGTGCTAGCCCAAGAAGTGTCTGCTCTAACAGCACCTACAACTATATACTTACCAGCTTTATCAGATGGACAAGTAAATGTATTTGATGCAAAAGCATTATCTGTATCCCAATCTTCAGTATCTAAAGTAATTTGCGTTGAGGTAGCATGAGGAACACTTTGTGAAGAACTTTGGTATGCTCTAAAACTACATTCAGCTAGACCAACAGCAGCACCATTGTTCTGTAATGTCC